CTCTAATGTAATAAACGGCTTATGGACCAGACTTTCTTCCAATCCACTTAGTTTGATTTTATTTGCTTTTAATATCGGTTTATTTTGCCGCATCACTTCGATTAACTCAAACTTGAACCGATTGGATTCGACGTATGGGTTTTCGATTGTTTCATATTTTTCGGTTCCATATAACATAATATACGCCGACCATAATAATGAATCGGAACATGATGGCGGATATTTGTAACTGTATTGCGTCATCACGTCTGGGTGGAATACGATGGCGGGTGAAGCTGGTATTTCGCTATCAATTGTGGTGGCGGAACTACTGTCGGTCGCGGTATCGGTGTCGCTGTCGCTGTCGCTGAGAATAGATTCGGATGACGGTATATATACAAACGGTTCTACAGGCACCGTGACAGGCACCGTGACAGGCACCGTGACAGGCACCGTGACAGGCACCGTGACAGGCACCGTGACAGGCACCGTGACAGGCGCGCTTCGTTCGCGCGAAGTCTTTGTTTCATAACATACAATATCACCACCAACAATATTGTCATTCGTAAATGAAAAAGAATTATAGAGACAAGGAATTATACCCGTCATCATCTGCTATATTATTTCACAAATTATCTTTATGCGTTTTATTGTTGAAGAATTCTTTCGTGAGACTTTGTTTATGCTCTTCCACTTCATTCAATTGTTTCTCTTGATTGATAACATATGTCATATAATCATATAATTCATGTAACAACTCATTATTCAATTTGGAAATATTCACAAATACGCCATTCTTATTCTCGTTAATCTGGGTATGCTTTGCGTTCAGGATTCGCAAAATTTCGATTTGATGGACAATCGGCATATTTTCAATACCGTCCTTTAAGGTCATTAGGTAATTGGTCTTTGCTTCTACATGCTGCGCAATCGTCTGAATTTCATTCATCGCAGTGAGACTCGCGACGACGGTCGATGATTTTGACGAATAAAAAGAACCTGCTGCTGCCAACATTATTTTACATTACATATGAATCAAACTTTATATTCCATTCACGGTGAAACTGCGTCGAGTAACATCGCGATAATCGTCACGTGAGTGTCGTGTAATACAAACCGGCGTCCTATAATTTCCACCGTCAAAATGTCATTTTCTTCGATACGAGAGAATAACTCGCGCATTTGTGAGTTCATGTCGCGCGAGAGGAACACTTCAATCGGCGATACATTACCGTGTTGTAAATATCTGGCACCCGCGCGTATTCCTGCCTGGGTTATCGTCTTTGCGATACATTTTATAATTTTGTGTTCCTCTGGAAAACAAATGAGACAATCTGCGGTGATGTCGAAATTGATATTGCCAGCGGCCAACGTTCCGCAAGAATGAGAACAAATGCTGATTGAATTTGGCGAGATATACCCCTCGACCGAACAACGCCCTTCTACACTTTTGGCGAGTTGGCTTCGTAATAACTGCGTTATATTCATGCTCTTGTTTATTTTATAGAATGGGATCGACAATGTGCGTCGGATTCTTTGTTTGACGAAGAGCTCGGGATCACAGTAGGGAGTGACATGTTCTGTTTCAACGACTGGTTCGATGACTACTATATTATTATTGGGTGCTTCTGTTTCTGTTTCTGGTTCTTCTACGGCGGGTGGTGCGGGTTCCGCTGCTTTCTTCTTTGATTTCGGGCGAATTGTTCTCGTGCTCGTAAATGCCGACACCGACGATGCCATAATGACTATATCAATTCTAAAAATATGTTTATATCAGTATCAATTTTATTGTTTCAAATGTAATCACATATCACGACGTCGTATGGTTGTGAATTCGCGTCGGTGCCGGTGCCGGTGCCGGTGCCTGTGAAGGTATCTATGATTTGAAGCGGACGCCCACAACCGAATATCAACCCATCACGAACAAGCGCGTCACATTCACTTTTGCTTGCGTGTGGAGGGATATGCCGCATATCGCACTTATATACACTGTGACGTAATATCAGACAATTGAAATCATGAAGGCTCACTACAAATGGTTCTTCGCAGTGCTTACAAATGAATATATAGTCCATCGTTACGGTATTACGGTATTATACTATAGTATAATACTATAGTATTATACTATTATCATGCGACGATCCTTATTATACCAGTTCTCCGATTACTGAAATCGATTCGTCGCCAATTTCAAACCGTTGGCCAATGACCCTCACTCGGATTTCTTCCTCTTCTTGAAGGCGCGTAAAATCCGCGCGGTCGTAATGATGATCACGCGCGATAAACACTGTAAGCGGTGATTTCGGTTCATTCAATGTTGCGCGAATTCCCGCAAGACTTATATTCTTAATCACACAGGAAAACACGACACCTTCTACCAAGGAACACGACTCGCATTCATATACTACATCAAATATCGCATTTTTACCGTAGAGATACCCATTAGAATAGGTAAGAATCTTTACACTATTCGGACGAATGAAACCTTCAGCGGAGCACTTTCCTTCTACGGTTTTCGAGAGAATATGCTCCAACGTATCTTTTACATTACGTCCGATGATATGAAATGGAACCTGTATTTTGCGTGTTAATAAAATGGTGGTATAAATACCCAATTTTGGGGCGGATTGAATACTCTTTGTGGATAATGACATTAGCTACTACTATACTATAATATTGTTATACTTTATTTCTCTATATGTAATCTCTCGATGTCACATAATAAAGCCTCGCATGGAGTGAAGAACCACTTCCGCCCATTGATACTCTTGCGGTGGAATGTCCTCAATAGAAATTCTTGAAATACGCATAATTCTCGTTGGGTCCTTTGTTTCGTATTCTCGGTGGTGAGTTTATATTCATCTCCTTGTGTTGTCGGGTTCATCGATAGAATCGTATTAATGATATTGATGGCATCGGTTTTACCGGACTGGTCGCATCGCGCGCCTTTATCTCGTTTCTTTGACATTACTTTTACCTTGAAGACGAGATATTCCAGTTTGAATAATGAGATAAACCCGATAATCATATTCATGCTTCGAATTTGCTCTGTTTGGATTTTCCCTAAAAGAAGTTCGAAGTCACGCTCGTCTTCTGGCTCAGCCGCACTCCATTCTCGTGTTTCATACCGCAATACGATGAGTGTGAATAGTTCCTTCTTTTTCTTGTCAAATAATAACATTCCTTTATCTTCTGGCGTATTCGCGGCCGCAGCCGCAGCAGCTCTTCGCCCAACCAAGGGTCGATGTATTACCTGTTGCGAATAATACTGAAGCAACATTCGTTCAAACGGCGTCAAAGGTTGAATGCCGCCGCTAGCGCTGCGCCCCGTATTCATCGAATAATTATTCTTTTGATACAGGTAATTCAATAAAGTAAGACTGCCTTCAAACAGCAAATGTTCTAGTAGATTCGCGATGACAAGTTCGTGAAGTTCTTCTCTCGTGATTTGGAATTCCTCAGTTTGAGTGATTTGATTGATTACCTTGCCGCAATAATAATACCATTCATCCTGATCTTTTGTTGGTTTTTCATGAACCGTTTTACATGTTTCGAATGTGTTGAATAATGTGGTGATCATTTCTTCTACTTCGCCGCCTTCGATATTTTCCGCTGGTTCGGGTTCTGCGGCTGCGGCTGCGGCTGATTCTGCTGGTGCGGCGCTTACAGAAACGGCGGGTGGCACTTCCGACGCCGCCGACGCTGCCGACGCCGCCGACGGCGCCAGTTTTTGAACTACCTTTATATTCGGGACAACCGCTGCTCCTTGTTTCGGTAGAATACCCAAATAATCTTCGGTTAATTCATTTTGAAGAGGATATTCTATGGCCGTATGTTTATAAGGAACTGGCACGCTACGTTCGTGTATGCTTATGCGCTTATCAGTGAGTTCAACCGGTTGAAACAGGTAATAATCGCCAACATTAATAACACGGCCAAGGCGTCCATATTTATCATTTACATATTCATTCATATCCGTGACCATTTGTGTAAGTGCGAGATTGATTTGAGCAATCGGATACGGACGAACCGCATTTACGTGTGCGATAATTCCGTTGGGACCGGTCTTCTTATAGAAGAATGCCTCTTTATATAACTCTCGAATCTTGTGAATGATTTTATCCAGGTTCATCGACATAAACTTTTCGTTGAATGTATCTATTCGAACATCACTGCGCGGTCTCTTGTCGGCGGCGGCTCTGCCACTGTGGCCTTCGCCTTCGCCTTCGCTGTCGCTGTTGTCGCCCATCCCGTATAAATCATTCTGCTCTTGGATTGGGCGTCCATTTGAAAACGTCGGCCGACAAACATACTCGCAACGTTCCATATAATCACACAAGGCGGAATACGGACGCGCGCCAACTTGATAGTTTATTTGTTTGCGTGACGAGAGATTCTGCTGAACAACCTGATTCAGTTGTGCGGCGGTTTGTGTATTATGCTGAACATTCAAGAGACAATCCACGGCGGATGTTCGCAGCACACGCGATACTACGCCAATCTTTACGGCTTTAAATTCAGATAGGCGGTATAAATAAAGATCGATCGCTTCTATATCCGCATTTGTCAATCGGCTTCCGTAGAGATACAATTCCACGTTTCGCCGAGAGAATGGCAGACGTTTGTGACTACAATTGCGGATAGCGCGTCCAATAATCTGTTCCAATAAATTCATGTTATACCACGGCTCCAAAATATGAACCTGTCGAATATTCTTGAAATCGAGACCTTCACTTCCGGCGACAGATATAATGACTACCTTCACGTTTTCGCCGTTGGTGTTATTTTCGCTGGTGAGTGCTTTCAGTTCATGTAAATTATCCGGCGAAATGGTGGGGTCGCCTGTAATCACCGAATACCTGGCTGGGCGGAACGGTTGGTTCGGAAATTCAGTCTGATGACGCCGTTGAGGAAGCATCGTAATCGCGTCAATACCTTGGACGGGTTTGCTGCGAAAAAATGACGAATTTGCCCCAGCAGCGCTATAACGCGTGAAACCGCATTCTTCTAACGCGAGTGCGATTGGAACAACGCCGCCGTCAATATACTGACTATAGACGAGGATTATGCCTTCGCTCGTCATAATTTTGTCGGTGATATTCTTGATTTTTGCGGAATACCGCCCGATGTTTTCCGGCGCAAATATCCGCGATGACGCTTTTGTCGTTGTTTCGCCGCTTGGCAATTTGAATGCGCGTATGAATTCAGGGCGATATTCGAAATTCAGGCGCATTGGTGGATTACCGACATCTTCATACGACATAACATGCCGCAATCCTTCTTTTCCGATACATGCGGCGATATCAAATTCGTCATTCGGGTTGTTTATGTATTCGATGAGTGATGGATGTGGATATACGATATTCAATGCTTCAAGAGGTTTCTGAACCGCAGCATAACCAATTGTATCCATATTTTCAAATGAGGGGAAGTCGGCTGCTTCAACGACGGTTGTTTCATCGACTGCGCCTGCGACTGCGCCTGCTGCCTCTCCTCCTGCTGCGGATTTTGCGCCTTTGCCCTTGCCCTTGCCCTTGCCTTTGCTTTTGCTAGCGCCTTCTGCGGCAATTGCCTTCTTTCGCCGCGCCATCGCCGTCTTTTTATAAATATACATCGCCTTCATATCACTAATAATAAAACGGTAGGCTGCTTCTTGAATATCGCCAACTTGCGTCATATAAACATCGATATGTTCAATGGGTTGGTCGATGTGACGACCGTTGAGTTGGGTTCGCGGATATCCGCCGCCGCCGCTTATCTGCGCAAGAAGCGAGAATTCAGGCGAGTGTTCTCTCGGATATATACGATAAGGAAATGTGTATGGATTTTCACCACGAACGAATGAAACATATCCAGTCGCCTTTCGAACAAGAATGTCTTTCCCAATCTCTCGTCCATCCGCATCGACCCGGAAATTACCCCGGTCATCAAACACATCCGCAATATCGATTGTCGCGCGTCGGTCATTCAAGTTCATCAGGTTAATCAGCCAGACGATTTCCTTGTAACTGTTATACATGGGCGTCCCTGAAAGAAGCAGCAAGCGCACATTATTCACCTTCTGAACGATCTGAAATAATATCTTTGCCACACGCTTATCGCGGTTATCATCAGTAATGCGAATATTATGAACCTCGTCGATTATAATCAGCGTATTTGCGAATAATTTACGCAGTTTCGTCACCGATAATGTCTCGATTGCGAGAGTCTCCATTTCCGCGGCTTTGCTGACATCCGCCGCTGATTTACGGCCCTTCTTCGCGGCCACTCCCGACCCCGCTGCCCCCGCCGCAGCTCCAGTCTTTCGTCGAACCTCCTGTATCACCGCATCATCTTGTGAAAGCCCTATACTCGACGCATGGGTTCGCGCATAATTCGCAAATTCATTATACCCAAAAAATAGATAATGTGATGAAATAAGACGGCGTATTTGTTTGATGATTTTGTCACGCGTCAGACCCTTCATATTCATCGGGTTGATTTCTTTGATGAATTTATTCCCGGTACATGCGCGGATATTCCATACACCTGGCTCAATCTCTCGGAGTTCGCGTTCATCAAAGAGCTGAAGCCGGAAGTTTTCTTGAACGTTGGGGGATGCGATCACGATAATCTGTTGCGTTATTCCCATTTGCTTCATATAATCGCGCATCTCTTCTGCGACACTAATTGCGGAACAGGTCTTGCCGGTTCCTAGACCATGATACAACAACAAACTATTATATGGCGTCTCAACTGAGAGAAAGTTACGCACGAATTGCTGGTTGGGCGCGAGCTCTATCTGCGCATTACACAGAATCTCCGCCTCTTCTTCCACATTCTTCGTATTATCGACATCCATCTTGGTATCAAAGAATTCTTTACGAAGGGCGATTTTGGTATTAAAATTCGGGTCATTTAAGGTGGGGTATAGGCCTTCGGCCGCGGCGGCTGCGTCGTCATCATCGCCTGGCAATATCCCGATATCATGTAACGACGTCATCTCTCGTTCAAGCAACTCTTTTTTCAAGAGGAGTTTGTTAAATTCTTTACTAAATGGATTATTGAGTTCTTCTGGCTTCAAACGCTTACGCCCGTCTTCAAGTTCTTTTTCCATCATACGAATACGTTGTTTGGGGTCGGATGGAACCGCCGCAGCCCCCTGAGCCAGAGCAATCGCAGCGCCTGAACGTTTTTTCGGAACAGGTTTTATCGTGCGTTTCGCGGGGGCGGCGGTGGTGGCATCGGTAGCGGGAGGGTTATCTGGCATCGCAGCCAAAGCCGCCGCAGCGACAGATCCAACGGATGGTGGCGCCGCCGACGTATCACCTGAAGCCGCCGTCGCCGTCGTCGTCGTCGTCGAAATCGTTAGTTCTATTGGTATATTTTCATCTTCTTCTGCCATTTCCGTATTTATTGTATATAATATTGTAGGTAATGTGCCTTTATATATTCACATGAAATAAAAAGGAACCATAAATGTTAATTTGCGACGTCAAAATATGCGATAGCGGGATAATATGTTATTGATTTTACGAACAATCCCGATCTTTTCTAAATTGTAGGGTCGTATCGTGTGAATACACTCATCAAACGACATCCATTTCATGAGTCCTACCTCCATAATATCATGCGCCTTTTTCGGTTTCTTATCTAAATCCACCATCGCAAGAAAATACTTCTGCTTGTAACACTTCATATCCGATCCCATAAATATCTCTTCAAACGGCGCGATATTTTGTATAACATTATCGGTGGTGATGTCGTAACCAGTCTCTTCCAAGCATTCTCTCAGCGCACATGGAAGGTCTTTTTCATTATAATTCCGGCGTCCCTTGGGAAATCCCCACTCAGTTTCGGTCCATCGCGTGGTCGATTCGTCAATAAACTGGTGAAGCGTCTTTACACGCCCGTCTTTTGTGCGTATTCCGCCCAACACTTGTCGGTATTTTTCATATGAAATATGCTCTTCGTTTTTATACTGGCTTCCGCGCGTATATTCCCCCCATAATAGGCGCCAGAGCTGCTCAAACGTAAGGCGCAGCAGATTATCCTTTTCGGTGATCGTCATTTCGTCGATAATGCGCTGGATATATGCTTCATCGTTTAACGAATATTTGCCGCGTATAAAATCGACGAACCCGAACGAGTCACGGCGGCGTATCATTAGAAATTCCGGGCCGGTATCGCCACACCGAAACGCAATGACGCCGATACTTGTAATTGGCGCACGACAATTATTATAAACGTGATTCGTTCGATTACAATTATTACAGAAATACTTGTTTGTCTCTGTCGTGGTGGCGGCGGCAGCAGCGGCAGCAGCGGCAGCGGTGGCGGCGGTAGATGTTGATGATGCCGCAGCATTTTTACATCCTCTGTAGGACGTCGTTGCTACCGCGCCCGCGGCTGCCGCCGGTTTTACAACACTTCGCAATTGGCTAATTTCTAGATAAGACAATTCTGATTTAGGGTTTATTAATTTTAATGATTCTGGGAGGTATTCAGTATCGGCATCGGCAGTAGATGCGCCGACCGGAATTTCCGCCTTCGCTTCCTCTGCCATTTTCGCTTAATCGTAATTATGTTATTGTTTTTATGTCGTTTCATTATAGTATGATGATGAAACTCGATGCGAAAATATGGGGGCCACATTACTGGTTCTTTTTAATGACGGCTGCGGTAAATTACCCCGACCATGTAAATGACGTAGTCCGAAAGAAATACTATGACTTTGTTCAGAACTTCCCAATGCTCATTCCCGATCCGGAAATGTCGTCAGAGTTCGAGAGAATGTTAAGTAAATATCCGGTCACGCCTTATTTAGATAATCGCGATTCGTTTATTCGATGGGTTCATTTTATTCATAATCGTTATAATGTTCTCCTCATGAAGGACGAGATGCCTTTACATGACGCTCTCGAGAGATATTATCTACACTATCGGCCGAAACCGATACAAATACTCGAAGAATTGAAATACCGAGAGAAATTGGTGTATCTGCTGATGGTGGCGGGGTTGGGCTACGCGGCGTATTATTATCATAATAGGTGATTCACGGTGGTCCATTTATCCCGATGATTTATTCGCTACTATATATAACCGATTACGAAATGGTAAAGACCGAATACATCGTATTTATTATTACAGCTGTGCTTATCGTGAATACATATTATGATGGGCACCTGATAAAGATGTTTCAAAGCAATCAAAAGTTCATTAAGATGGCCACGTTTGGTTTCGTAGGTCTCTCGCTCTTCATGTTCTTGCGCCGCAATCCGGAAAACTCTAGGCAATTGTTATATCATGCCAACGATATTATTAAGTATATGCCGATTAGTAAAGGAACTGCTGATATGATAACGCCTTTTTTCGATATGACGGGGGTTCCGCCCCCCCACGACGGTGGTGCGATAGGCGGGGCGATAGGCGGGGGGATAGGGGGTGCTATGGCTAGTGCGATGGGAGTAAGAACCGCGCAGAATGTAGCACAGCCGTCGTTGGGGGGCGGCACCCCCGCTGAACGCCGTTTGCTGAACTCCGGCAAAGGGTCTAGCAAACGTAGTGTTAGTGAAACCAAGAAAAAGTATGTTGCCGCCAACCAAGGATGGAAATGCGGGGATTGTCAGCGTCAGCTTCCCGCGTGGTTTGAGGTCGATCATGTCATCGCTTTAGAACATGGCGGTTCGAATCATGTCGATAATTTAGTTGCTTTATGTCGCGACTGCCATGGTAAAAAGACCGCGATGTCGTTTTTGTAATTCATCGCCTCTATTCAGGTCTTCCGTAATCGGACCGACATTATTATATCTTATAATTATAACTGATTGTTGTTATCATTATAACAAAGTATATAAATAAGTAGTAATATGGCAGCAGCACCAGTAGCAGCAGTAGTAGCCACAATAAACGCAGTAAAAAGTTCCGAAGGCCAACGCGAAGCAGAATCTGTAAGCTCACTCAAAGATTCATTTCACATAGATACGTTATTGAATTATCTTCCGATTATTGTCCTTGTTGTAATCATATTAATTGGGATCGTTTCGTCTGATTTATTAAAAGACAATGCCGGTATTTTTGCGACATTAGTCATCGTATTTGCGTTTGTTACTTTCATACATTATTTCTCTCCAAGCAAGTTTGACACCCTCGAAAATGACAAACCAGCACCTACATTTTTACCAAAACTTGAAACTTTACTTGATTTTTCTGGAACTAAGAATATTATTTTACGTATTGTAATTCCGATTGTTCTATTTGTCCTCGGTATCGGCCTCGGGTTTGGCAGTATAGACGCATCACGGAGCGCTAGAAATTATGACCCGTCGGTGGGTATGATGACGATGGGCGGAATTTTGATATCTTTCGGTGTAATTGCTATGGTATTTCATGTTATCAGAAAAAAACCAGTAACAGAATGGATTCATTATGTTATCTTGTCCATCATAGTTGGTATTCCACTTATTGTCCGCGGGAATGAAATAAAGTCCGATTTGGGGGGTAAATTAAAAGATGATAAAATTACTTCGGATGAATACAAAAAAGCAATCGCGAATACTAGTGCTGAATGGATGTTGGGTATTGGTGTATTTTTTCAAATTGCGGTTTTTATGGCATTTGGATATTACTTGTGGAATTATACGAGCACCACTGGGTTTGATTCGAAAAAGGGTGGTATAATAGCAGCATTAATAGCACTAACAATATTTATGCCTGGTGGAATATTCTTGTCGAAGAGTTTGGGAGGGCCAGGACCTGGTATTGAAAGAACCAAAAATGATAAGGACGAACAAATAACCGACGCATTCGAAGATAAAGCGTTTATGGTTCATGCCGTCATTTATCTTATTGTTGGTGTCGTATTTTTATTTATATTATTCGGACAAACCGAACAATTAAAGGTAGTAAAAGGCGGTTTATACGGTTTGCCTCTGACGCTAATTGTTGCGTGTATCGTAGTGGCGGCAGTTCAGCAAGCCAAAAATGATGAAAAGATGAATATCGGCACATTACAAAGCGATAAGGACGGCGTTTATTATAAACAATTAAGAGATGAAGCTGTGAAAGAATTAAAACAAAAAAATTCAAATGCGAAAGAAGCGGATATTGAAAACGCTGTAACGGACCGTTTGGAGAAGTTAAAAAAGGAATCACAAGGACCTACAACTGCGATTATGTGGTCATTTTCAATTATTTCATTGATTATTGTGGGGTTTATTTTTTTTTCTTGGGATCGTCGAAAAAACTTATTTTCTGATGGCAGTCCTATGAAGGACACCCGCGCGGAGATCAAAGAAAAAATGAAAGACGACAAGATGCTTTCGGATGACTGGGACAAATTATTAACCATCCCCGACAATGCCGGTATAAGCCTTACTATCCGTTTTGCCAAATGGTTTTCATTTACACCCTTTTTATCGGTGATATTACTCATATTG